AGTTCTTTGGAACCACTTGGCAATTTAATTTTTGCCTCGTTAAGTTCTAGTTGTACTGTCTTAAAGGACTTCACTCTACTCTCCTGTAGGTTCCTGTGGTGTTTCCATCCAGTCGACTTGAGCATTAACTCTCTTCATGTCTACTGCATCAGCAGCTGCTTTCTTAATTCCATCACCGATAGAACCTTTTGCAGCTTCAAGTTGACCTGCTTCTATTTGGTCAACGATTTGTTTTGCTATTTCGCTACTCATAATTTACTCCTAAAATCCACCGAAGTCATCTTCGTTATCATCTCCACCCTCATCACTTCCTTCTTTCTTGATTTGGGCATCAATTATTTTTATGTCTTCTTCTGTTTGTCTTAGTACATACTTTCTGATATATTCATCTGAATAGTATTTACCAACATAATCAGCTGCCTGACTGAGAGTATCTAATCTCTCTCTTAAAATTTCTGCATCTTTCAACTCTGTAAAGTGGTTGTCTGTTGCATAATCATACAGGAAAAAGTCCTTTATTTTATCAAACTCTTCACCTGTTACGACTTCCTTTAGTACTAATTGTGTCTTAAGGATGTCTGTAAAAACTCTTCCAAACTTCTTCTGAAGTCTATTAGTGAACTTATTAAATTTAAGTTCGTCTCTAGAAATCTCAGAAGCACGACCCATGTTAAACCCATTGTCTGCTTCCATTCTAGATGAAGGTACATTTAGAGACTGATATAACTTCTTCTTGAAGTATTCGATATCATCTATATCTGCTAGGTTTTGTCCGCCTGGCAATGTAGTAATCTCTGTTCCTCTACCACCTTCTCTTCTAGGTAACCAAAAATCTTCTAACATACTCATATGTTTTCTATCATCTTTGATTTCACCTGTATCTGCATTGTAAACCAACTTGTTCTTGTATCGGTTCATTACATCAGCAAGATACTGTTCTGCTTTTGCTTTTGGAAGGTTACCTACGTCGATGTAGAATATTCTTCTCTCGGGAGCTCTTGAAATCCTATAGATAACAAGTGCATCTTCCATCATTGATAACTGATTTGCAGTCTTCAATGCCTTGTGCAGATACCCGATGACTACGTTCTTAGTGTAGTCAAGTAATCCCGAAGTCGTATATGTTACTGCCTCGGGTGCAATTCGTACAGTGCTTCCTTCAGCTGCACTGGATTTATCAAACCCTTTATCATTGAAAACATAGAACTCTTCTATCTTTGAAATCCTTTCGATTTTAGTCTTAGGGTCTCTTTCCTTTTCAATGTTTCTGACCTTCTTAATCTTAATTGGGTCAATGTTTCTTAAGTCTACTATGCCTCTTTTAACATTTTTAGCGTCGACGACTTTATGGAAGTATACTCTTCCATCTACGTACCATTTTCTGAATAATTCATGAGAGTTCTGATTGAACTTCATCATTGATAGGATGTTGTAAAACTCGTCTTGTATCTTACCTTTGATACTATCAGAGAGCTTAACATCTCTGAGGTCGAGTGTGACTATCCTATCAGAACTATCCGATGTGATACACTCATTAACTATATCTTCAATTGCAGAATCACATTCTGGCACCAAAGATACCTCACGATATCTACGAATGAGTTCTGCCTCATTCTTGATACCACCTTCCATATCGACGTAAGCACCATATGCTCCGCCACCTATGAATCCACTTTGTTGTTGTATGACTGGTGTACCGTCATCATCAACTGGTGGAACAAAAGAAGGTGCCTTCGGCAACTCCTTTGCTCTTAAGTCATCCTTCTTACGGGATATTTCAAATCCTAAAATTTCCATACTAATATTTATACCACGCTAAGGTGGTCTGTTTCACTGTTCTTAAAGAACTCTTTCCCAGTGAGAGAAAGTTAAATCAACTGTAAATTCTTCTAATGCATCGACTGTTTCGTAGCTTAATGCTATTTCACCGATGTTTTTAGGGAACATGTTGAAGAACTCATATCTCGCTAGTACAGAGTCGTCTTTGTTTAACTGTTCTACAAATCCTCTTGATAATAAGTAATCAAGTGTAGTAGACCCTTCACCACTATCCATTGCTTGGATTTCCATCTGCCATGCTTCTAAAGCAGTTCTTGCTGAAAATTCCATATCATTGATGATAGTAACTGACCAGTCTGCAAAAGAACGTTCCCCTGCTAACTTTAAGTTTGCTCCTCTAAAAGGTATTACAACTTCACTTAACGTTGCAGCTGGGATGTTTGCACCTTTACACATGAACTCGATATTGTTTCCAGCTCTTGGTAAGAATACTCTAAAACGGTTTGCTCTTGGGCCACCACCGATTAGTTGTGCTTTAAATTGGTCTATTGTTGCCATGTTTTATACTCCTTAAACTGCACCATAAATTTCACTAAACTCAACACCCGACCTTGCAGCCACGAAGTTAAGAGTGATAAAGTTAATACTTCTAGAAGGTTTCACAAAGATAGAACATACAAATTCGTTTCTATCGATGACTGAATCAGTGTTGTTTGTTTCGTCACAAACTACTGAGAAATCTACTAGTCCTCTTCTGTTTTTTACGTCTCTTAGGAAAGGTTCTATTGCAGCTCTAAACTGAGCTCTTGTGAATGCATCGTTGAATTCAAAGAGTTGTGATTTAGCTGCAGTTGATATTGCCTTTTCTAGTACGATGAATAGTCTTCTTACGTTGATTCTGTCGAATGCAGAAGGACTTGTTAATGCAGTCTTATCACCGTAAAGAATTGTACCTTGGCCTGGGAATGTTACTACTGGATTAACTCTTGCACGGTATAAGTCATCTCTAGATGCTTGTGAAGGGTTAAATGCAAGTTTAGTAATTCCTAGGTATTGTCCTCTAGAGAATCCTGCTGGTGAGAACCATGCATCTCTAAGAAGGTCTGACCTTGCCATAACGCCTGCTGTATGTCCGTTAGCAGGTACGTAACAGTACTTATCGTTGTATCTGTCATATTGATATGTCCAACCGCTGTCAATTACGGCATATGAACTTGATGACATAGTGTTTGCAGTTGTGATAACGTTCGCTGCTTGTGATGACTCTGAAGTAACACCAACAACGTCTGCACGTCTTGGAGACATGATTGCGATACAATCTTTTCTACCTTCTGCAATTAAAACTGCTTGATTAGAAAGAGTAGTCCAGTCTGCAAGAATATCTTGGTCTGTACCACTTCCGTTATCAGTTCTTGAAGAACCTACGATTAAGAAAGATATATCAGATGTTTCACCATCTTTAAAATGCATATCCCATGTACCGTACTTCTGCGCTGCAGTTGGAGTTCTTCCATTTGCACCGTTTGCTAGGGATGTAACTTCTGCCAATGTTGGTCTTAAGAATGCTTTACCCGAAGTAGCTGATACTGCGTGTGTTCTGTGTTCATTTGCAGTGTTAACCATTGCAGTTGAATGTTGTCCCCAATATACCCACTCTGAACTGTTTCCTATTACATTTCTGTAGTAGTTAGACTCACCACTTGAATCTTTTGCGTCTGACGCAAGAGAAACAAATCCATAAGTCTCTAACATTGAGTGTGGAACTCCTGTGATTGCACCGTCTTCGTCTACTACGACTACGTGAATTTCGTCTGTTGTTCCATTAGCTGTTGTTGCTGATGCAGACTTGCCTGGAGCTTTATCGAATGATGCATAGAATTCCCAGTATCTATTAACTGCAGTTCCGTTTGCAACGGTTGCTACTAGACCTGTTCCTGTTGGTTGTCCTAATGCTTCGATTGTGATATCGTTTGTGTTGATTGCTAGAACTCTGTATTGTTGAGTTGTTGAACCAAATGTGATGATGTCTCTGACTTGTACTAATGCACCGCCACCACTCGCAAGTGTTATAACGGTTTGACCAGCTGCCTCTTCGGCACCTGTTGTTGTCGCTGCATCATTGTAATATGCATCTGAGGATGCACATACAGAAACTTTCAATGAATTACCTAAGACGCCAGGGCATCTTGCAATCCATTTACCTACTGTTCCACCGAGAGCTCCACTCTCGTATGATTGAACATATTCTTCATGATTTTTTAGAAGTGAAGAAGAAGAACCACCACCGTTTGCACTAAACAAACCTGTAGTGTTAATTCTAACCACTCTAAGAGATGAACCATATCTTAAAAATGCTTCTGCTGAATAAAAGTCTTCTGCTCCAGCATTAGTATTAGCTGGTTCATAAAACTCATCGACTAAACCCTTTGTATCTGAAACTGTCTTAACTTCATCAACAGGGCCCCATTGGAATGAACCAGCGAAAGCACCAGTTGTGCTTGATACTGCTGGTACAACATTTGTAAGGTCTACCTCTTTGACCTGTACGCCTGGTGATACTTGAAATGCCATACTTTTTCTCCTGTTAATGTAAAAAGTTGTTTACTGTTTTATTTATAACTTTTAATTTCCTAACTTAATAGCTTTATTACTATTCCATGTTTTTGTGATACCATCTGTCACCTTGATTATCAACAAATGATGTTTCCTGTTGTGAAACATCTCCAAAGACTCCTGCTGGTAGCAAGTCGTCTTGAATTATCTTCTGTTGTTCAGCATACAACAAGTCTTTGACCTGTGTATCTGTCAAGTGATAAAAGTATTCTGTAGTGATAAACCAACTAAACATGACAACATTCATTACCATGTCGTCATGATATCCTCTATCAGCCTCGAAACTAGTACCTTTATTTATGAAGGTCATGAGCTCCGTGATTGTAGGTCTATCTACTAACT